CCCATCGACCCCGAGACCGGCCAGGAAATGCCGGGCGAGGAGATCGAGGACATCACCGAGGAGACCATCATCGAGGGCTATCCGGTCCTCGAGGTATTGCACGACCCGGATGTGCTGATATTGCCGGCGACCGCCGACACGGTGCAGGAGGCGCTCTCCTGCGGCGGCTCGGTCACGATCGTGCGCCGCTGGTCGAAGGACAAGATCCGGGCGATGGCGCGGGCCGGCAACATCCGCGAGGACGAGGCGGACAAGCTGACTGCCGAGATGAGCCGGGTCGGCGAGGAGGAGCGCAACACCGAGCGCCACATCCTCGAGCAGGTCGGCATCCGCGACGAGGGGCGGATGGCGCAGGTCTGGGAAGTCTGGGCGATGCTGCCGCTGGGCAAATCCGGGCGCTACGCCGAGGACGGCAGGAAGCGCCTCTGCCGCATCTTCTTCGGCCCGAAGCGCTGCCAGCTTGGCGCCAAGCGCAACCCCTACTGGAACGACCGCTGCCCCCTGATTTCGCGCCCGGTGAAGAAGATGGCCGGCGCCGCCAAGGGTCCGAGCCCGATCAAGTACGTCGAGAGCCTGCAATATGAAGCGAACGATGCGGTTAACGAGGGGGCGGATGCCGCAACACTTTCCGCCGCCCCGATTGTTGCGCGTGACCCCGAAAAAGTCGACGGCCCACTCGTATACAATGTGGGTGCCGTCTGGGATGCGCCGCCCGGCAGCGTGGAGCTTCTCACGTTCCCTGATCTCACGCCGCGCGCGGCCACCCGCGTTCAAATGGCGCTACAGGCGATATTCCAGAACCTGAACGTCAACCCCTCGATGCTGCCGTCCTCATCCTCGCGCACGACGCAGCCGACCCAGGCGCAGATCGCACAGGAGCAGGCGGTCGATTTGCTGACGACGGCGATGGGCGTCTCGACCCTGGAGGATGTGTTGACCGAGGCGGTCGCCTGGATCGTCGACCTCGACTACCAGTTCCGCGACCGCGACATCCTGATCCGCATGTTCGGCGAGCAGGGCCGCAAGGCCGAGATGCAGTCGGTCAGCCCTCTCCAGAACCGCAACGGCCTGACCTTTATCTGGCGTGGGGGCGAGCAGGTGCGGCAGAACGCGGCCTTCGCGCAGGGCGGCACCGCGATGATCAACACGCTGATGCAACCCGCGATGCAGCAGTTTCTGGCGGCAGAGGGCCTGCGATTCACCCCAGGCGAGGTGATTGCGCAGATGATCACCAACCAGCTTGGACCGGAGATGGGCCAGTCCGCCATTCAGGACGTGCGCGACCAGCTGACAATCCCGCAGGACCGGGAAAATGTGATGCTGGTGGAGGGGTTCGAGGTGCCGGTGCATCCGCTCGACAATGACGAGCAGCACATCCCGGTGGCGATGCAGGCGATCCAGGAAACGGGCGACCCGCACGGCACGTTGCGGGTCCACCTCCAGGCCCACCTCCAGCAGCGCGCCGCCAAAATCCAGGCCCAGATGATGCAGCAGATGGCGATGCAGCAGCAGGGCCAGCCGCCCCGCCCCGGCCTACCCGGACCCGGAGGCCCCGGCCGCCCGCCTGGCGCACAACCTCCGGCCCCAGGCTCGCAGCCGGCCGGCCCGCAGCAGATGCGGGGACCGAACGGGATGGTGCATCCAGATCAGATGAGCCGAGCTGGGGGCATCGGGCTGCCGCGTAATATGTAAATGCGGCTTGACTGTTACCACATTTTGTAGCTTACCCTGATAGTGCGTGCGCAAGCGCGGGAACCTGGGCGGTATCGTCGACTCGGCGTGTAGCCAGGGGACGGGAGAATCGAATGTCGGACGATCCGAGGCTTCCCCCGGTAGACGGGGGCGAGGAGCTTGACCTTGGCGAAATCGAAGAAGCCGAAGGGGAAGATGCCGAGCTTCATGATGAAGCCGGCGAAGGGGATGCCCCCGATGAAGGGGCCGATGGCGAAGAAGGCGCCGATGAAGAAGTAGACCCGAGCCCCAGGCGCAAGCCGGGCCGCTCCGAGCGGTTGCGCGAAAAGAACGCGCAGCTCGAGCGGGAACTGGCGGAGGCGCGGGGGTTCAGGCAGGCGGCGGAGCAGCTTCAGCGGTTCCAGCCGCAACAGCAGCAGGTTAACGCCGAGGCGGAGCGGATAGCGAAGTGGGAGAACGAAAACCTCCCGATGATGTCGGCGCAGGAGATCAGCGCCTACTACTACAACAAGGGTATCCAGCAGACGCAGCAGCAGATGCTGATGCAGCAGCTGCAAACCGAGGACCGGATTGACAAGCGCGACTTCGACCAGCAGGCCCGAACCAGCCGCGTTCACTCCCAGTACCGGGAAGAGGTCGAGCGCGAGCTTAATGCCGAGCGCCAGCGGGGAAACCTGCGCGCCTCGCGCGACGATATCCTGCATCGCCTTGTCGGCCGTGACGCGGTTAAGCGCGCCGCGCGGGCAGCTCCTGCGCAGCGCCGCAGTGCCCAGCGCCGTGTTGAGGGCCAGCAGACGCGCCCGACCAATGGGCGAGGGGACGGAGCCAGCGGCGGTCGCCGCCCGGCCCCCGGATCACCCGAGCACGACGAGATGCTCGTCCAGCAGTATTTCCAGGGTGGCGGACGGTTGTAGGGGGACGGTCCAGACCCTCCCCCTCGGACAGGGAGGGTTTTAAGCGATGGCGGCCACGGTCAATACCTCAGCAAATTTCGCTGGCGCGATCACCCGCACCATCGACAGGAAGGCGTTGCAGGTCGCGCAGCGCTACCTCGTCCTTTATCAATTCGCCGACAAGAAGACGCTGGATCACGGTCACGGCGTCACCTGGACGGCGAACCGCTGGAACCGCCTGCCATTGCCGACCGCCCCCGTCTCCGAGGGCGTGCCGCCGGCGCCGAACCAGCTAACCTTCAGCCAGGTCACCGGCATCGCCTTGCAGTGGGCCGGCCGCATCGTCTTCACCGATGTCGCGATGGTGACGGTGCAGCAGGATCTGCTCTCGATCGCCTCCGACCGCCTCGGCATGCAGCTCGCCGAGACGAAGGAGCGCAACGGCTGGAACGCGCTCAACGCCGTCAGCCAGGTCAATTACGTCGCGGCGGCGGGCTCGCGGGCCGCGCTGGTGGCGGGCAACAACCTCGACCCGACCACGCTGACCCGCACCTACACGAACCTGAAGGCCATCGGCGCGCCGCTGTGGAATGGCCCGACCGGCGAGACCATCAACCGCGACACCGACTACAACATGCGCCAGGGCGAGATGCAGCCCGGCCGCTCGGGGCACCTGATCGCGGTGACCAGCCCCTTTGTCCTACAAGACCTGAAGAGCAATCCCCTGGTGGTGCAGACCTATCAGCACACCGACGCCGGCCAGAAGCACCTTTACACAAACGAGAGCGGCGCCTGGGGCGGCATGGTGATCGTCGAATCGAACATGATGCCGTCGTGGACCGGCGTCGCCGCCGTGCAGGGCGCGAACGCGGTGGGCTCGCTCACCACCGCCACCTACACGGTCCAGGTGACCGGGTGGGACAATCAGAATTTCTACGAGAGCCGCATCTACCAGCTGTCGAACGACATCAGCGTGACGACCGGCGGCATCGTCGTGACCACGCCGTCCACCGCCGGTTTCACCTACGCGATCTATGTCGGGGTGGGCACCGCGGCGGCTCCGACCAACCTGGGCCTGACGACCAGCGGCCCCTCGAGCGGCCCCTACTCGGGGCAGGCGATCCAGTTGGCGCCGTCCACCGTCGTTACGATCACCGGCGTCGGGCTCTACCAGATACCGCCGGCGGCTCCGGCCACCGGAGTCACGGTCTACCCGACCTACGTCTTCGGCAAGGACGCCTTCGCCTGCCTGAAGCTGATGAATGTCAACTGGACAAGACTATATAACGCTGATAAATCGGACCCTCACAATCAATTACGAGTCATAGGCTACTCCTTCATGGAGGGCTGGATAATTTTGAACCAGCAATTTCTTGCGAGGATTGAGAGCACTGCCTCGTCAACGGGGGCGTTCGGATAGTATTACTTGGTAGTTCTTTCCAAGTAGCCGATAGCCGCGAGCAGTATGGGTTTGGAGTGGCGCAGTTGGCCGATCCCGGTGTTGCACCTGCCGCACAGCAGGCCGCGCACGATCCCCGACTCCTTGTCGTGATCGACATGGAAACGGGAAATGCGCGCGCCGGGGTCGGAGTCGCCGCAGATGCCGCACTTCCCATCTTGCTCGGCGAGCATACGGGCGTAGGTGCCGTGAGGGACGCCGAGGCGTACCTTGAGTTGGATGTCAGCCTTCCTGTCAGGGTTCTTCTTTCCCCACTCCCGCATCTTTATGCGGTGGTAGTCGGGATGGGCCTTGTTGAACTTCGCAGCTGCCTCGGTATTGCAGTCGGCGCAGATCGAGTTCCGGCCATCCCGCGAGGACCGGCGCCGGTGGAACTGCTCCAGCGGCTTCGTGACGCCGCACTTGTTGCAAGCCTTCTCGGTCGGCAGCAGGTACGGCGGGGGCTCGGGATGCTTCGAGCGGTAGCGGGCCTTGATGTCGGCCAGGGTGCAGGGTTTGCACCAGGAAGACGGGCGGCCTTCTTTGCGGTAGAATTGGTCAAGCGTCTTCGTCTCCCGGCAGCGGGAGCAGGCTTTCGTATCCATGACGGTATCCCCTGTTAGCTAACCCGGGATGCTAGTTAAGTAGGAGGTACTTGTCAATGGCGATGAAGTTGCGCTTGAGCGGCCGGTTTCGCGTCGAGGCGGTGGGTGCCGGCACCGGGCCTTCGGGCCTGGGCGGTCTCAACGCCGACGATCCGGCCTACGGGCAGAACGAGTATCCGGGGGCCGCGCCGATGGCGCAGACCATCTACTTCCAGGATGCCGAATTGATCCCCGGCACCGACGGGGCGGTGACCCTGGCGAACATCAAGACGGCGGCCGATGCGATGGCGACGACGCTGGCGGGTTCGTCCGGCACGCCCCTGATCGACGCCGAGACCCTGGCGACGATCAACGCTTGGTTCAGCGGGAGCCCGTGATGCGGTTCCGCTCCAGGGTTGTGGAGATCGAGGCTTTCCGTCTCGGCGAGGACGATCCTCCGAGGTGGTTCCTCGACGCGGTTGATGCCGGCGACATCCGGCTGTCGCATTCGGCGCCATCAGGGAAGCCGGATCAGGCCGAAATCCGCACCCTGGAGGGGATGATGACCAGTGGCCCCGGCGACTACATCATCAGGGGCCTGAAGGGCGAGATTTACCCCTGCAAGCCTGAAATCTTCGCCATGAAGTATGAGGCGGTCTGATGGCAACCGTGAGTGTCGGCACGACAGCCGACGACCAGCTGACCGGGATCGTGTGGCCGGCCTCGACCGCCGACATCGCGACGATGAACAACCTGCTGCTGGATGACCTGACGACCGGGCACCCGGCGGCTCACATCAGCGGTATCGGCGGCATCGAGAACGTCGGCATCCTCTACGTCCCGAACCGGGGGCAGATGACGATCCTGCCGGGCGACGTGGTGGCGATCGACCCCGACACCGGCGGGGTCATCTTGATAACCGCGCTCGCCGCCGCAGGTGACGACTGGGTGGTTGCCTGATGGCGACGGTCACGATCAACCGCGTTCCGAAGAGCGACCCATCCGGCGGCGAGCAGGTCGATGTCTCGACTGAGAAGCTGCGGGGTCTCCTGCTCATTGATCCTGACAAGTCGGACCCACACAACCAGCGTCTGATTGTCGGGCTGATAGTGAACGAGCGGCTTTCGATCCGCGTGAAAGCGGGGTGGTGCGAAGGTACTCGCGCATTGGACGGGAGGGCGATTGCCGCTCTGGCGGCGGCGATCATCGAGAATTATGCCGAGATCCGCGACGTGCTGGCGGAGAAAGACTGATGCCGAAGAAGGAATGGACGCCCGAGGAACGGGCGGCGCAGGCCGAGAAGATGCGCGCCGTCCAGGCCGAGCGCCGGGCGAAGTGGGCCACGCCGCCGGCTGAGCAGGATCCCGAACCTCCGCCGCCGGTCATGCCGATGGTCGAGAGCGGGGCGGAGTACGGCCTCACGGCCCCGGTGCCGGTCGATCCCGCGCCGGCCAACGCCGCGCCGCCCGCCGAGGCGACCGCCTTCGACATCTACATGGCCTCGCTCTCCGAGGAGACCCGCGAGCTATTGTCGGTCGAGGAATTGCGCGGCGCTTTCGACGCGGCGGTGAAGCAGGCCGATGACGAGAGGCGCAAGGAATTGCGGAAGGCGGCGGCGGCCAAGGCGCTGCACCACGCCAAGGCGGCGGCCGGGCTATTGCCGAAGGAGAAGGTCGAGCAATTGGCATGGCAGGAGCGGATGAACCAGAAGGTTCGCTTCCGGGTCCTGCTGCCGTTCCTCGCCGGGATCAACGACAGCCGCATCGGTGACGAGGGGCTGC